GAGGACGTGGAGGGTGCCTTCTTCATATTCGACGAGCAGAGAATCGTAGGCAGCGGAGCATGGGTCAAGAGCTTCCTGAAGATAACGAAGAAGAACCAGTGGATTCTCCTCTCTGCAACTCCTGGCGACACCTGGCTGGACTACATACCAGTTTTCGTTGCCAACGGCTTCTACAAGAACCGGACGGAGTTCTTGCGGGAACATGTTATCTTCCATCGCTTTGCCAAGTACCCGAAGGTGGAGCGAATCCTCGGGCTGGGGACTCTGCAGAGAAACCTCGCTAGGATCCTTGTGGAGATGCCATTCGAGAAACACACGATCCGTCATGAGGTAGACGTCTTCGCCGACTACGACAAAGGAAGGTATGACACAGTATGGAGGAAGCGGTGGAACTACCTGGAGGACAGGCCGATACGCCACGTCTCGGAGCTATTCTCGTTGATCCGGAGAACGGTCAACAGTTCACCGTCGAGGCTGGAGAGGATCCGAGAGCTGTTGACGAAACATTCACGGCTTATCATCTTCTACAACTTCGACTACGAGCTCGAGATCTTGAGGGAGCTAGTTCCCGAGCCGACTTGGCCGCCATGGGAAACCGGACCGACTGGCGCGAGTTCTGGCTCGACCACAGCAACTGCGGAGGAGAGTGGAAGTACCTCGAGCTCCTCGCCGGAGTCGTATGCACTTGCCGAATGGAATGGCCACAAACACCAGCCGATACCGGACACTGAGTCCTGGGTCTACCTGGTTCAGTACAACTCGGGAGCAGAGGGATGGAACTGTACGTCGACTGACGCGGTCGTGTTCTACTCCCTCACATATTCTTACCGGATGTTCGAGCAAGCGCACGGGCGTATTGACAGGCTTGATACTCCGTTCACGGACTTGTGGTATTACACGCTCGTCAGTTCGGCGCCTCTGGACAAGGCAATTCAGAGAGCGCTTGAGACGAAGGAGAGCTTCAACGAGACCAGATGGCTGAAATCCGTCACTTCCGGCACCCCTTAGACACCCTAGTGACGGGAAGTTTCCCCAGCTCAGCCGGCATTTTCGTCACTTCGTCACTCTTATACTATAATAATATATATATATATAATAGTATAGTATAGAAAAATTGTTTCGTGCAAGAATACTGACGAAGTGACGGAAACCCCCGTCGACCATAGTCGAGCATTATCGCACCAGAAACATGCACTATAATAGAAAAGAAGTAGAAGATGTCGAAATTTGAAGACTTCTACTCACAACTTTACGAAGGGTGGGACGTGGGTAATGAGAGTTCGTTCAAGAGCGCACTGAAGCGCGAGCTTAGCACGATGTTCCCTGGGTGCCTGATCCTGGACAACGATCCCAACTATGTTCAAGGGATCCCCGATCTCCTGATCCTGTGGCATAACGTGTGGGCGGCTCTTGAATGTAAGAAAGCAGAGAACGCTTCACGCCGGCCTAATCAGGAATACTGGGTAGAGATAATGGATCGGATGTCGTTCGCGGCGTTCATCCATCCCGGTAACAAGGAGTCCGTCCTCAATGATCTTCAACGAGCATTTGAATCTCTCCGGAACGCACGCGTTTCTGGGACCGTCGAAGTACCACTGGATAAACTACGATCCAGAGAAGCTCGACGCGGTGTTCCTGAACTCTCAACTAGCGGCTCGCGGCGTAGAGCTTCACGCGTTCGCACACCAGGCAATCCGGCTCGGCCAGAAACTCCCACGGTCTGACAAGTCGCTTAATTGCTACGTCAACGATGCTATCGGCTTTCGCATGAGAGTCGAGCAGGTTCTATATTACTCGGACAACTGCTATGGCCATGCTGACGCCATATCCTTCCGAGCTAACCTCCTGAGGATCCACGATCTCAAGACCGGTGTTATTCCTGGGTCAATGCACCAGGTTGAGATCTATGCGGCTCTGTTCTGTCTCGAATATGGCTATAAGCCTGGCGAGATCAAGATAGAGTTGCGGATCTATCAAGACGACGAAATCCAGGTATCTGAGCCAGAGGTGGATCTCATCGCCCACATCATGAGCAAGATTGTCGTCTTCGATCGCCGAATAGAACTGCTAAGAGAAGCGGGGTAAAGTGTCCGACTCCGATGTCACCTTGACGGTCAATGTCGTAGACGAACTAGCTCACTACGGAACGCCCCGCCACTCAGGCAGGTATCCATGGGGCTCCGGCCACGACCCGATGCAGAGCGGGACCCGCGGCTTCCTAGAGGAATACGCGAAGCACAGGTCTAATGGGCTATCCGATCCAGAGATCGCTAAGAAGATGGGGATGAACACTTCCCAGCTTCGAGCTCGGAAGTCGATCTCCAGGAACGAGAAGCGTGCTGAAGATGCTGCCCTGGCCAACAAGCTAGCCTCTGGCGGAATGTCGAACATCGCCATCGGCCGGCAGATGGGCATTCCCGAGTCTTCGGTCAGAGCTCTTCGCAATCCGAGTGTCACCGCCAAGGCCCAGGTTCTCAACACAACCGCGAACCATCTTCGGGGCATGGTCGACACCGGAAAGTACATCGACATCGGCAAGGGTGTCGAGAACAACCTCGGCGTCAGCCAGACAAAGCTGAACACGGCTGTCGCTTTGCTGAAAGAGCAGGGATACACTGTTCACCTTATTCAGGTCGAGCAGCGTGGCACTGGTCCTGAAATGAAAACCACGCGCAAGATCCTTGCTCCTCCCGGAACGACGTACACCGATATCGTCAAGAACCGGGATAACATCGCGCTTCCGTTCGAATCTTCTCCCGATGGCGGGCACACCTTCGAGAAGATTCGTCATCCGTCGTCTCTTGATTCGAAGCGGGTCGGCGTCAAGTACGGACCAGAGGGCGGCGCCAATGCTGATGGCGTTATGTTCGTCCGGCCAGGAGTCAAGGACCTGGCTCTCGGTGGTGCCAACTACGCTCAGGTTCGTGTTCTTGTTGACGGAACCCATTACCTCAAGGGCATGGCCATGTACAAGGATGGCCTTCCTTCTGGTGTGGATATTCAGTTCAACACGAACAAGAAGGACACCGGTACTAAGCACGACGCCTTCAAGACAGTCGAGACCGATTCTTCGAACCCGTTCGGTACTCAGATCCGGAAGCAGATCTATTACACCGATGCGGCCGGCAAGCGACATCTCTCGCCGATGAACATCATCAACGAGCAGGGAAACTGGACCGACTGGAGCAACACCCTCTCATCTCAGATTCTGTCCAAGCAGCCGACCTCTCTCGCTAAGCGTCAGCTGGATCTGGCCCTCAAGATCAAGCAGGAAGAGCTTGACCATATCGCCAACCTCACCAACCCGGTCATCAAGCGCAAGCTTCTCATGACGTTCGGCGGCGAAGCTGATGCGGCGTCTGTTCATCTCAAGGCTGCCGCCCTGCCTCGTCAGCGGAATCATGTCATCCTTCCGATACAGAGCATGAAGGAAGGAGAGATATTCGCGCCGACTTACAACGATGGTGAGCGAGTCGCTCTCTTCCGCCATCCTCACGGCGGAACGTTCGAGATCCCGGAACTGACGGTTAACAACAAGAACGCCACTGCACGGAAGATGATCGGTGTCCATTCCCTGGATGCGGTCGGAATCCACCCTGCCGTGGCCCGGCAACTCTCGGGAGCGGACTTCGATGGCGATACAGTTCTCGTCATTCCGAACAGGCGGCAAGAACTCCGGATAACCAAGCCGCTCGAATCCCTCAAGAACTTCAGTCCGCAGGACGAGTTCCCCGGTTACGAGGGAATGCACAAGATGACGGAGCTTGCCAAGCAGCAGCACATGGGCAACGTCTCCAACCTCATCACGGACATGACGATCAAGGGAGCGTCCCGTTCTGAGCTGACTCGTGCTGTCCGTCATTCCATGGTCGTGATTGATGCTGTGAAGCATGGCCTGGATTACAAGACGTCCGAGAAAGTCAACGGGATCAAGGAACTCAAGCTGAAGTACCAGGGTGCTGGAGCAAAGGGTCGCACCAAGGGCGCAGCTACCCTGATCTCGAGGGCTGGTTCTGAGAAGCGAATCCCGCAAATTACCCCCCGCTCCATGAAAGAAGGGGGGCCTATCGATCCGGCTACTGGTGAGCTGGTCTTCGTACCGACGGGCAAGTCGCATCGCACTACGAAGATGGATAAGCTGGCCCTGACTAAAGATGCCAGGACCCTGATCTCAGATGACAACACCCCCATCGAAGAGATCTACGCCACCCATTCCAACTCGCTCAAGGGCCTGGCCAACAAGGCACGTAGAGAAGGACTGAACACAGGCAGGCTGCATTACTCCGAGTCCGCTGCCAAGACGTACAGCAGCGAAGTCAAGTCCCTCACTGCCAAGTTGAACATCGCCAAGAAGAACGCCCCCCTCGAAAGGCAGGCCCAGGAAACAGCCGGCCTTAAAATAGCCGCCCGTATCCAGGACAACCCGGGCCTTAAGAAAGACCCCGAGGCCCTACGAAAGATGAATGGCCAGGAGCTTGAGGCAGCTAGGCAGCAGCTTGGTGCGCACAAGACGCAGATCGACATCACTCCTAGTGAGTGGCACGCCATTCAAGCAGGGGCCATCAGTCATAGCCGCCTGGCTGAGATAGTAGATCATGCATCAATGGATCAGCTCAAGGGCTATGCTACACCACGCACACACCAAGGCATGACATCATCCAAGCTCGTGCTTGCCCGTGCTCGCCTTGCTTCTGGCTACACCCAGGCACAGGTAGCACAGTCCCTTGGTGTTTCAGTAGGCACCCTATCCAAAGCACTCAAGGGGTGAGTAATGACAACGCCCGATGTTAGTGGTGACATCATGCTCACCACAATGGACAATCCCTGGTCGCCATTCGAGAACTGGGAAGAGTGGTATGCTTGGGATCAGGTACATGGGTACGACACACCAGGCTACCTGGCTAGAGTCTCAAACTTTTCTTCTGATTTGTCAGCCGACGATCAGGAGAGAGTGTTGAGGTCAGCGATTCAGGAAATTCTTCAACTCAACGTTCGAGGAGTTTACAAAGTCATTCGACGTGGGGAAGCAGTAAAAGTTTAGTCGATAGGGGGGAGGGGTCTCGCGAAAAGTACCCCCCCTATGCAT